GTAGAACAGTCGGCAGTTCCTATGGGTCGCGGGTTCGATTCCCGCCGCTGCAACATCCAATTATCCACTTTTATCAGCGTTTCGATAAAACACGCCGGACGGGATCAGCAATGACCGCACCATCCGACCTGCTGCCGGTTTGCGACGGCGAACAGGTATCGCCCGGTTGACGAACCGGGAGTGGTGGTAAGCATGACGGCGGGAAAGACCGCACTATCCGCACCAATCCCCCCCATAGAAACATTGCGCTTGCAATTATTTTCGCTCCCATGTAATCTGCATTTGTCCGCTGATGTTGGCGGCATTGGTTAATTTTTGGGGGATTTTATGGAAAAACAACTGGAGCATCCGATATGGAAAAGATCGGTTGACGACATTATTGGCGACATATCATCAGTGTTTGACGGGCTTTCCATTGATGAAAGCGTGGCTGCGCTTAACAGAATCCGCATCGCCCTGCACGAGAAAAGTCCTTTCAGTTCCGATCCTGTTGACTGCGTGATATGGGTCAAGAATGAAGAGGTTCACGCCAACGATTACAATCCGAACAGCGTAGCACCTCCGGAAATGAAGCTGCTGGAGCATTCAATTTTGTCTGATGGCTACACGCAGCCTATCGTCACATGGCCAAACAACGGGATTGAGGTTGTTGATGGATTCCACCGGCATCGTGTAGGCAAGGAATCGGATGCTGTGCGTGAAAAGATTCACGGCTACCTGCCTGTTGTGCAGATACGGCCGAGCCAGGAAGACAAGAACAACCGCATGGCCGCGACAATCCGCCACAATCGGGCAAGGGGCGCGCATAAGGTTGAATCCATGTCAGAGATCGTTGTCGAACTGAAGCGCCGGTTCTGGAGTGATGAGCGCATTGCCTTGGAGCTTGGCATGGACGCTGATGAGGTGCTTCGCCTTCAGCAGATAACCGGGCTGGCTGGCTTGTTTGCGGATCAGGATTTTTCTGAAGCATGGGAAGCAGAATCGTTCTCTGACGGAGCGGAAGAAATTGACGAAGAAAAAGTATAAGCGCGTGTTCCACCACTACGCAAAAATGGAAGAGTTCCATTCCGTGATGTGGAAGCAGATTCCGCCAGAGCAGCGCGAGGCGGCAATTGAGTCGTCGCGTGAGCTTATGCGCGAGGCTGATTCCTTTGAGTTGGCCTGCATCCGCGCCGTGGATGAGTGGCCAAACAGCACAGAAGCGAACCTGACGGCATCCGTCATCAATCATCAGGCATGGATAGGTCATGCTGCCTGCTGCATCAATCACGGATCCAGCGAAGACCTGACGCGCCTTGCTTGGCGGATGCTCTCTGAAGAAGAACAGGATGCCGCCAATGAAGCGGCAGACAGGGCCATAGAATATTGGGAGAAGAAATATGCCAAAGCATAGCCTTGGTATGGACGTACTGACTGCGGCAAAAGACCGTATTTCCTTTGTGTTCGACAAGTTCGATCGCATCTATGTTTCGTTCAGTGCTGGCAAGGATTCCGCTGTAATGCTGCATCTCGTCATTGATGAGGCTCGGAAAAGAGGGCGCAAGGTCGGGGTTTTGTTTATTGATTGGGAGTGCCAGATCGGGCTGACCATCGACTTTGCAAAGGCGACGTTTGAGCAGTACGCGGACGACATTGACCTGTATTGGGTGGCGCTGCCAATGCGGACATGGAACGCTTGCAGTCAGATCGAGCCGGAATGGACTGCATGGGATGAATCCAAAAAAGACCTTTGGGTGCGTCAGCCTGACGCGTCCAGCATTACCGATTGCGGATTTTTCCCGTTCTACACTGAAGAAATGTCGTTCGAGGATTTTGTTCCTGCATTTGCCCAATGGTACGGCAATGGCCAGCCGTGCGCGTGCTTTGTTGGAATACGTGCCGACGAGAGCCTGAACCGGTTCCGCACTGTTGCGCGCTCCGACAAGCCGACTTTTGAAGGCAAGATGTGGACGACAAAGGTTGATGGCGACGCATGGAACGCATACCCGATTTACGACTGGCAGACGGCTGACATTTGGCGATACCTTGGCAAGTTCGACAAGCCCTATAACAAGCTGTATGACCGTATGCATCAAGCCGGAATAAAGATCAGCCAGATGCGAATCTGTGAGCCGTTCGGAGATGAGGCGCGCAAAGGGCTGTGGCTGTATCAGGCGGTTGACCCGGTAATGTGGGCGAAGGTCGTTCTGCGCTGTGCGGGGGCCAATAGCGGCAAAATGTACAGCAACGAGAAGGGCGCAGTCATGGGAAATCACAGCATTGCGCTGCCCGATGGCCACACGTACCAAAGTTTCGCCATGCACCTCCTGGCCACCATGCCGAAGAAAACGTCGGAGCATTACAAGAACAAGTTGACCGTCTACCTGAAGTGGTGGAGCAAGCGCGGATACGAAGACGGCATCCCTGATTTTGTCGATAAGCGCCTGGAGTCGGCCGGGAAAGTTCCGTCATGGCGTAAGGTGGTCAAGACATTCCTGAAGAACGATTATTGGTGCAAGGGGCTTGGATTCAGCCCGACCAAGTCATCGGCCTACAAGAAGTACACCGACCTGATGGCGCGGCGCAGGAAGGAATGGGGCATCTTTAATGATGTGCAGACTGAATAGCAAAGCGTAGCATGTAGTGGTAAAATGGCGGTACTGATTTGGCGTGGAACCTGAGTCGGTACTGTAATTGGGTGTTAGCGAGGAAACGAGCCTTTTCCTCTCTGCCGTGTTTCTGTTGTGTGGCCTACCCTCGCTGGCACCCACGCACAATAGGACGTTCCACCGGCGGAGAGGAAAGGGCTTTTTTGTAGGCGCTTTTTATGGCTAGAATCAGAACAGTCAAGCCGGAGTTTTGGACGAGCGAGCAGGTTGTTGAATGCTCTCTCGTTGCCCGGCTTCTTTTTATTGGCATGTGGAATTTCTGCGATGATGGCGGAAACCACCCTGCCAGCGCAAAATCAATCAAAATGCAGGTATTTCCAGGAGATGAATCAATTTCGTCTGCCGATATATCCGCAATGGTTGACGAGCTAATGGATGCCGGACTTGTCATTGAATATGAATCAGGCAGCAAAAGTTACTGGCATGTTACTGGCTGGCATCATCAAAAGATCGAAAAGCCAAACATAAAACACCCGGCATTCTCCGATAGCTTGGCTGTCAGTCGTCGACCAGTCGTCGACCAGTCGTCGAATGGTTGCCTACCTGTCGACCCCGTAAGGGAAGGGAGTGTAAGGGAGTCTAAAGGAGAGGAGTGTAGTGGAGAGGATGGTAATTCTTGCCGCGATGTCGGCTTCGCCAGACATGCGGACGCCGATACATCCGAGAAGGAGAAGGCTACAGCGGCGAACAAGGCGACATGGGTCGCGTATTCAGCCGCATACAAAAACCGATATAACGCCGAACCCGTTAGAAACCAGCAGGCTAACGGGATAATCGCGAAGTTTGTAAAAGCGGTCGGCCAGGATGACGCTCCATTAATCGCTCGGTATTACGTTAACCTGAACAACGAGTTTTATATTCGGAAAATGCACGACCTGAAAATGCTAATCGGGGACGCGCAGGCAATTCGCACGCAATGGCTGACAAACCGAAACGTAACCGCGTCATCAGCGCGCAGCATGGATAAGGCTCAAGCCAGCTTGTCATCGGTTGATGACTACTTGCGCCAGAAGTTTGGTGATGATTATCAGTCTGTCGTGTCGGAGCAATGAGCATGAAGCCAACCGAAGAAGCAAAGATTCTGTCCAACCTTGCCGGAGCTTGGATGCTGGTAAACGGCCAAGACCTCCCGGCAGCAGCAATACCCATGCTGATGCGCGCCTTGTTGCCATACAAGCCAGAAGACATCCTGAGGGCCATTGAGCGATGCGTTACCGTCGGGCGCTCCCGCATTTCGCTGCCTGACATCATCGGTGCAATTCAGTCCTGTGATGGCCGTCCTGATGCTGATGAGGCTTGGTCAATCGCTCATCAGTCCGCGCAGGACGAGGAAGACACATACGTCATCACGGAAGACATCAATCAAGCACTGTGCGGGCTTGAGTCGCTGATTGAAATGGGCGACATGTTCAATGTGTCACGGGCTTTTAAATCCAAGTACGCCCGCATTGTTGAGGATGCTCGGGCATCTGGACTGCCTGTGAAGTGGTTTCCAAGCCTTGGCTACAACAAAGACCGGCGCGAACAAGCATTGATTGCTGCCCGTGATGAGGGAAAATTAGCGCCTGATTACGTGGCAAAGCTGCTGCCGTACCATTCAGGAGACACCGGCCCAATCGTCGCCGCCATCGCCGGAAACGTCGCGAAGATGATTGGCACCGACAAGCCGCTTGCCGCCGTGACTGACGCGCAACACGCAAGCCAGCGACTCCGCGACTTGATTGCATCCGTGGCGAAATCGCCGGAGCCGGTCAAGCAAAAACCAAGCGCGGAAAACAGCGTCCGCATTGTCAACGAGGCTATCGAAATGGGCGTGATTCGCGACCTGAAGGAAATTGACCACTGGATGACCCTGGCCCGAAATCGCGAAGATGTGAGCGGCCTGCAATTGCTGATGCTGGAGAAGCGCAATGGCTAAGCACTACAGAACGAAAGTCGTTCAGCCAATTGACCTTGTGTCGGACATGGCGGACTTGCTGGATTTGGCGGGTATTGATGAGGTGGACAAGCGACACCTTGACAACGTGCTTCACGCTGGCAACAGCGCGGAATCGCTGCTTGAGTTTGCGGCCGCATCGCACCGGCAGCGGTCAAGGCGCATCAGCTACGTGGACATGATCGGCGAGTTTCTTGGGGGTGCAAAATGAGACCCGGCCCCGTCATGCTGCCAACTCCCCGCGAATGGCTGGAAAACCTGAACCGCGAGGCGTGCGGGAAAGTTGAGGTTGCGGCCATGATGCTCGGGTTTAAAACCCATTCGGCCATCTCGGTTATGTACCGGCGTCACGGTGTCCGCTGGCTGTCGTACCGTGATTTTGAATACCGGGGCGAGGTCGGCACGTTCCGGGCGCACTGCCTCAGGTTTGGAATCAACCCCAGCACGGCAAACGCATACCGTCGCCGGGGGAATCGGTCGGATGTTGATGCGCTGGATTACTACGTCGGCCGGAGTGCCGCGCAATGAGCCTCCACCGCCACCTCGTCACCTGCCGCCTGTGCCAGCTTGAGAAAGGCCACTACTGCCCGGCGCTGTCCGAAAAGACCGCGCAGGGTATGCGCGAACGGGCCAGGACTGACCCGGCCGGGTTCGCGGAGTACGTAAGCCGGGTTATTTTCGAGCGGATTACGGGAAAAGTGGTTGACGGTGAATAATGCTAGTGCAATACTGAACGGACAAGAAAACAACGGGGATTTGACATGAGATCATGGGAACAACGCGAATCAGCGCGGACGGGTAAGCCGGTTCCGCAAGTGCTGGCCGAGCTGATCGAGCAATCCGGCGGCAAGTGGGAGGTCATCGGGGCAATGGCAAACATGACGCATCAAGCCGCCATCCGCATGTTTGAGCGCAACGGCATCAGCAAGCCGAAAAGCAAGGCGTTTGCATTTCGCGGAGAGACTGCATCGCTGATGGCGCACTGCAAAAAATACGGGCTTTGCAATAACTCGGTTAGCCAGTACGCGCAACGCAACGGAATCAGCAAAGCGGATGCGCTTGAGCTGTACGTCACGAACCAGGTTAAAAACATCATTGGGGAGTGCCGCAATGACCGACCCCGTAAACAACCCAGCCCACTACTGCGGACATGCCTCCGGAATCGAATGCATCCAGGTCACGCGCCATCTGTCGTTTAATCGCGGCAATGCGTTCAAGTACATTTTCCGCCATCGCGACAAGGGCGCACCGGCTCAAGACCTCCAGAAAGCACTCTGGTACATCCGCGACGAAATCAAGCACAAGGGCCGGATTGTCAACCCGAACGAATACCGCCGCCGGGCGCTGCGGAAAATACTGGACGCAACCCCGGAAACATGGGAGGCCATGTGCTACCTGCACCTATGCACACCGGGAGTGCTGGCGCTGAAAACGGCGGAACAGGCACTGCTTGAGCATATCGGGGCGCAATCATGATCGTTATGTCGGACGGGGGCGGTACAAACAGCATGGCCATGCTGATCGGGCTGCGCGATGCTGGCGTTGTCCCTGATGTAATCGTGTTTGCGGATACCGGCAGCGAGAGGCCGCATACCTACGAATACATGAAGATTAAGCGCGAATGGCTCAAGCGCAACGGTTTTCCCAATTTGACGGTTGTCCGCAATACCAACAAGCACGGCCAAGAACAGACACTGGAGCAGGATTGTCTTAATCGCGGCGCACTGCCGAGCATTGCCTACGGATTCAAGTCCTGTTCGCAAAAGTTCAAAATCCAGCCAATAGACAAGTTTCTGAATCATCACCCGATGGCAATTGCTGCATGGGCGGCTGGCGAGATGGTGACAAAGTTGATTGGCTACGATGCGGATGAATCACACCGGGTTCGCGACTATGACGACCAGAAATACACCGTTGCCTACCCGCTGCTTGATTACGGATGGGGACGGGCCGATTGTGTGGCGGCTATTAAAAACGAGGGATTGCCGCTTCCTGGCAAGTCGTCCTGTTTTTTCTGCCCGAATATGCGGCGCGGTGAAATACTGGAGTTACATGCGTTGCATCCTGATTTGGCAGCACGGGCCATCGCTATCGAGCAAAACGCCGACCTGTCATCAGTGAAGGGGCTGGGGCGCTCATGGTCGTGGGGTTCGATGTTGGCCACGCCGGATATGTTTGCAGATCATTTCGAGAGGCCAATGCCGTGCGGATGCTATGACGGCGGTGAATCATGACCAATTCCACGCCAACAACGACCGGGAAGGCCACTTCCAGCGCCGTTCGCGTGTCAGGTAGTGCGAAGGTACTGGCGAACAAAAACAAGGCCGTTAAACGCGAATATAACGGCATGACGTTCGACAGCGGTCGGGAGTTGGCAAGGTGGCAGGAATTGGAGTTGATGCAGAGTGCGGGGAAAATATTCCATCTTGTCCGGCAGGTGCCGTTTGAGTTGGCCCCGCCTGTCGTGCTGGGTGGCCGAAAGAAGCCAGCTATTCGATACGTGGCCGACTTCGCGTACTGGACAGCAACTGGATGCCCGGCGATTATCGTCGAGGATGCCAAGTCGCCGCACCTGCGGAACAATCCGGTTTTCCGCATCAAGATGCACTTGCTCAAGCTGGAGCATGGGATTGAGGTAATTTTGGTATGAAAAAACCACTCCAACACCAACCCTTTGCCGCGTTTGTCGTCAAGCCTGACGGCATCGAAGGCCCGATGCGTCACGAGAACGGATGCGCGAGGTACTGCACGAAGCCGCATAACTGGAAGGTCACGGCGGTCATTCGGTACGAGTGCGACAACGGAATTACTGAGGACGTGGTCAAGTTCGAGGCTAAACGCGCCATGCCAACCGATTTCACGGCGGACATGCACAAGCATCTCAACGACCGCATTGCAGGCCGTAAATGGTAATTCGCGAGGGTGACATGCCGCCCGATACTGAACTGATCCAGCCGGAGTTGTTCGGCCAGGATGATCATGTCTGTCCGGGCTATGACGTTTGCCCCGTAAAACTTTGCGGATGTCGTTGGCTGGGGCTTGGCACTCCGTTCGCCAGCGATGTAAAAAAAGGAACTATTTATGCCGATAGTGCTTTACATGGGAACGATGATGGCCTATTATTAACTCATCGGGAAGCAATAACGCAGACCGGAAATGGGGATACCATCATGAACATGATCGCAAACGACACCACCTACGTAACCGCTGGTCAGGCGCTGATTGCTGCACGTAGCGGAGCCAGCCTGTTTCAGGTTTTGAACCTGATGGGATGCCGCGCCATGAGCGAATCCGACCTGATTTCCTACCACGGCGGGGAATCAGCAATCCGCACCAAATGCGAAAAGATCGTGGCCTTTTGGAACGAAACAGCCGCCGACCGTCATTTCGGCCGCAGCGAGTCAATCACGAAAATGGCAGAAACGGTAAACGCCATGTTTTCCGACCGGTTTGGAGGTTGATCATGCAGGCGCTAGCAATCGCAATAACCGATAACAGCGCCATTGTCGGATACATCGGCAATGGTCAGAACCACACCGCCAAACACATCGAGGCGAGGAGATTTTACCGGGTGCGCGACGCCGCAACAGCGATGCAAATTGCCCGAGAAAATCATCCGGCGTGGAATGTGGACGCAAAATACGGAATGGAGATTGTAAATGCCCATCCAGTTTGAACCCGGCTACACACCCGCCAACCTCCGCGCCCTGCTTAAACATGCAGGGCTAACCCAACAGGCAGCGGGCGAACTGCTGGCCGTTGACATGCGCACTGTCCGGAAATGGTGCGCGCCGCTGGATTCCGACCATGCGGACATGCCGCATCGGAGTGGTTGCAACTTCTGAAGGCTGTAGCTACACTCTGAATATCCCCTTCCCGGAGCCATCCGGGTTTTTATTCAGAGGCCAACATGATTTCATCGCGTGACCTCAACGACCTGCATCCCGCCGTCAAGCGCCGCGCACTGGCCATGATAAGCGCATGCGACGCCGACGGCATCACACTGCTCATCACCAGCACCT